GTGGCAATTGGGATTTATTTATAAAGTTGTTGCGTAAGTACACTGACTATACAAGGGTATGCTATTACCCTAACAATAACTTTGTGCATTGTGACTACGCTTCGGATAAAAGGCTTTTTTACACAGCGGGTTCACCTGCGGGTTCTTGGGGTTTAGTTGGGGATTTGGGAGATTTCAAAACTGTTGGGTAATGTTTACACTAAAAGGAAACGTAGTAATACCAGAGCCGCCTCTATTATTAATAGAGCCGTTTAAGTCTATATGGGAGGTGGATGACAAGGACAAGGCTTTAAAAGAATTGGCTTACATTTACTTTATGGTTTGCCCTAAGCGGGAAAATGTTTTTTCGGGGTACGCTGAGGATGTAAAGAGGGAGAAGGTAGATAAACATTTATTTGGCAAGAAGTACAATCCCCCTAAGCGAGTAAAGGAGGCTATGGAGTTTTACGAGGGGTATTTAAGTGAGGGTAGTGTGGCTATTAGGCTTTATAAAGCTAATGTTAAAAATATAGAGTCTATGATAAACTACTTGAATGACATAGACTACAACGAGCGAACTCAAGGAGGTGCGTTGGTGCACAATATAGACAGAAACAAGAAGGTCAGTCAAGATTCGGCTGAACTATTACAGGGATTGAAAAAATTAGAAGAGCAGATATACAAAGACGACTATCAGGTAGAGAAAGTCGGAGCAGGTAAGAGTATTTCGGAATTTGAGTTATAACAAAAAACATATGGCAAAATTGGCAAACATTAGTCAGGAGAAGTTAGTAGAAATGTACTTAGAAGTAGAGCAGGAAGCTTCTATTTTGAGCGAAAAGTACGAAGATTTAGAAAGTAGGCGAAGTCGGGCAAATGAGATACTTGAGGATTTATTGCCATTAATTGGTAGTATATTTACGGCTATTATAAACATAAGAGCTATTATTAGGCTCATACGAGACATTCTGAGGGCAATTAGATAGAAGTGAGCGCACTACGGAACAAAGAGGGTATCTGGGTTAATTCAGATGAGTTCCGAAGAGAGGCGATTCACTTTGACAAGCACGGTGTTTATTGTACGGCTCCTTATGGAACTCAGGATTACGTTGATTATTGGCGGACTCAACACGAACGTTGTATAGACGGGTATAGTGTTGGGGGGGCGAAGATAACAGGGCATCATTATTTTTATCTTAACTTTTCGAGGATTAAGATAGAGACTATGGTTGGGAATAGGTCTAAAAAAGAAGTTGGCTTTCCGTTATTTTGGAATGGGGATTACAATTGGTTTTGGGCTGTTGAGATTGCACGTTATGGTATGAGTGAGGTTGAGTACAATTCTTTGCTACTTGATGTTCGGATAGCGGACTTAGGAGGAGGTTTAGATTTAATTACAGGTAAGTCAAGGCGTAAGGGTTTCTCATTTAAGAATAGTGCTATGTTGGCTAATAATTTTGTCAATATGAGGGGGACTGATAATCTTGTAGCTGCGTCAAGTTCAACTTACTTATATCCAAAGGGTACAATGTCGATGATGAAAGACCATTTGCACTTTTTGGATGAGCATACCGAGTTCAGGCGGAACAAGTTAATTGACCGTAGGGATCACGTTATGTGCGGGGTTAAGCGTAAGATTAACGGAGTTGAGATAGAGTCAGGGCGTAAAAATCACGTTCGGGCTATGTCGTTTAAGGATGACCCTGATAAGGGTAGAGGTTCGGATTCATATTTGATAGTAATGGAGGAGGGTGGAACCTTTCCTAACCTTATTGACTCTTACGAGGCCTTAAAGCCAGCCACTGGTACGGGGTTACACAGAACGGGGCAGATACTTATTCACGGTACTGCATCTAAGGATTTAGAGGGAAATACCGCTGATTTTATACAAATGTTTTATAATCCTGAGAGGTTTGGATTATTACCATTTTACAATATATGGGATGAGGATTCTGAACGGTCAACTTGTAGCTTCTTTTTTCCTGACCAATGGGGAAAGCCTGGCTTTTTTGATGAGCAAGGCAATGATGATGTTAAGGGAGCTTTAAAGTTTGAAATAGATAAGCGAAATAAGATTAAGGCAAACTCGGACAGTTCTGCTTTGTTGGGTTATGTGATTGAGAGGCCATTTAATCCTGGGGAGGCGTTTTTAATTTCGGTGGATAATGATTTCCCCACAATAGAGTTGCGTAAAAGGCTGCAAGAGATAAGTCAGAAGGATGATAAAGGGGTAGAGGCATTTAGGAAAGTAGGGGATGCTGTAATATTAAAGCAGGACGGTGATAAAGTAGTTGCTGAGATTGATTTAGTGGGGAATTTAAGTCCAATATGGCGCAGGGATCAAGATGTTAAATTCAGAGAGGGTGCTGTTGTTATATATGAGCATCCAAGGAATGACACACCGTTTGGTTATTACAAAATTGGTTATGACCCTTACAGGCACGATCAGGCGCAAGACCCTTCATTTGCGTCTATTTTGGTTTATAAGGGCATTGATGATTTAAGCGGTGGTGGAGATAAGATAGTTGCCGAGTATTATGGTCGCCCTGAGACTTATGATAAGGTTGATGAGATTTGTGTTAAGTTAGCTATATATTACAATGCGGAGGTAATGTATGAAAATGAGGTTACTCACACTAAGGATTATTTCAAGAATAAAAACCTTTTAAAGTATTTAAGTCGTCAACCCCAAGCGGCTATTGACTCAGTAATTAAGGATTCAAAGGTTAGGCGTGTATTTGGAGTTCACATGAGTGATAAACTTAAAGATACAGCGGCTAAATTTGTTAAGAAGTGGTTATTAGAGGTCAGGGATATAGATGAGGACGGGAAGGAGATTAAGAATTTGGATATGATATGGAGTCCAGGTTTATTAGAGGAATTAATAAGGTACACAAGGAAGGGCAACTTTGATAGGGTGAGTGCATTATTCTGTCTTATGTTTGCCATTGAGGAATCGCCAGCGGCTTTACGGAAAGCGGAGCAGGATAAGGAGAAACTATTAAGTAAACTAACAGAGCGATACAATAATCTTACACATGAGATCACCAGAAATTTTAGTCGATTCTAAAGACATTAAGTATTTTAAGTCTTGGGTTGATAGATTAGATAAGAGGACATTTTTAACTTCGGGATTTAATGAAGAGGTTAATTTTGACCAATCAGAGTTCAGGAGAAAGCGAGCTAACTATGACTTATACAACGGTATAGTCAACTTAGACGACTTTCTTCATGTGTTTTCGGGCACAGGCTTAACTCACGATAATATACCAGCCCGTTTAACTAATCGGGATATAGTTTCGACTAAGATTAAGGCTGTAATGGGTCTTGATTTAGAGCGACCTTTTGAGTACAGAGTAGCTGCTGTTAATAAAGAGGCTACAACTAAGGCAGAGCAGGTTCAATTTGATATGCTTAAAGACTTTGTGTATCAAGAGACCATGGCAGAGATTGAGCAGGAGGTAATGGGGAATGCGGAGCAGACTGAGGAGGGCATGGCTCAGGCTCAGCAGCAGATAGAGCAGATGACTCCTGATAAGATACATCGGTACATGGCGAGGAAGTATCAAGACCCTGCTGAGGTTCATGCTCAACAGTTGATAGAGTATTTATCAGAGAGGGAGCGAGTTGAGGATAAATTCAGGAAAGGCTTAAAACACGCTTGCTTGTCTGCTTATGAGGTTTACTATTTATATGAGAAAAATGGGCATCCCACAGTTGACGTAGTTAACCCTATATTTTTCAGGTTTGATATGAGTCCTGATTTGGACTACATTGAGGATGCTGAGTGGGCAATGGCTGAGTATAGGTTTACACCGTCTGAGATTATTCGTAGATGGGGCAAGGAGTTAACTAAAGAGCAGCAGAAGAAAATATACGACTATTATGGGCATGGTGGTGCATATGCTGGGGATCCTAACTATTGGTGGCAGTATGAGGATGAGAGAGAGGGTTTAAGGGCTGTTCATTGTGTTTGGCGTGGTGTTAGGAAGATAGGATACTTAACTTATAAAGATGAGTTTGGTGAGGAGCAGGAGATGTTAGTCCCGCAGGGGTATAAATTAAATAAAAAGCGAGGTGATATTAGAGTTAAGTGGGATTACATTCCAGAGGTACATGAGGGATGGAAGATACTTGATGATATTTATGTAGGTTTAAGGGTTATGCCTAATCAACATAAAGATCCTGATAATTTATACGATGTAAAGCTACCTTATTTTGGGGCGGTGTATGATTTTGAGAACTCAGTTCCCACGTCATTGATGGATAGGATGCGTGAGTATCAGTATCTCAATAACATAGTTTCACATAGTATTGAGATGTTGATGGCTGCGGATAAGGGCAAAAAAGCCTTTTTGAATTTGAATGCTGTTCCGAGGAGTAAGGAAATGTCTTTAGAGCAGTTTGAATACTACTTAGAGGTTAATCAATTAGGTTACTTAGATTTAAACCAAGAGGGTAATAAGTTTTTAGGTAATATTGGTGAGGTAGTAAAGGAAGTTGACCTTTCAGGCGGAGGTAACATTGAGAAGTATATGAACTTGTCTGAATATTTGGACAGGAAGGCAGGTGAGGTAATTGGGGTTCCGAAGGAATTAGAAGGGCAGATTCACCAAAGAGCAGCGGTAAAGAATGTTCAGCAGACAATGTACACGGCTTCGGCTATATTGGAGGATTTCTTCAAGAAGCGTAGTCAGGTTAAGCGGAATGTTCTTCAAGGGTTATTGGAATTAGCGAAGGTAACATACAGAGAGAATGAAATAGATGCCTTAACGTATGTTACAGATGATATGACTAAAAAGATGCTTACTTTGGATATAGGGTTATTAGACTCTATGACTTTGGGTATATTTATCTCAGACAGTAGGGAAGCACAAGAGACGAAGGAGGTATTAAAGGAGTTGAGTCATGCAGCGATGCAGACAGGTCAGATAAGTATGAGTGCTGTAGTTAAAGTTTACAGGGCTAAGGGATTACAAGAGGGAGAGGAGGAGTTAGAGATGGCTGAGAATAAGATGCGTCAGATACAGCAGCAGGAGGCGGAGCGTCAGAGGCAGCATGAGCAGATGATGGAGGAGATGAAAATGCAGGAGATGCAGATGCAACATGAGTTTAAGATGAAGGAGATAGAGCTTAAAGAAAGATGGGCTCACGATACAGCGATCAAGCGTCAGGCATTATTGTCGATGGGGTTTGCTGACGATAAGGACATGGACAATAATAACGTACCTGATGTTGTACAGGTAATGAAATTACTATTAGAAGAGAAGCCTCTAAGCAAGGCGACTGAGGTTGATGCTGAGGGAGGTGCAATAGAAGATGGCATGGATGAGCAGCCATTTTCTTAGTAAAATAAAAAAGTTATAAAAAAATCATAACTTAGGGAACTTTTTAACCAAAAAATGTGTTTTATATAATATGGAGCGAGGTAAAAACATTGAGGATTGGACATGGGACGATCCTATTGAGGCCATGACTGCGCCTAAAGACAAAGTAGAGAGTGAATTTAGTGGGGACAATTTCTTAGAAACTTTAAGTGAGGAAGATCTTGAAAAGTTTGAAAACCCTGATTCGGGACATGAGGACATTGAAGCAGAACCTGATCCTATCGAGGCAAGCGATACAGCATCAGATGAGGGAGGTGAAGAACCTGCTGTCGAATATGCTGAGGAATCTGAAGAAGATGACGAGGCTGGGATTCCAGAAGTAGATGAGGTTAAGTTATTCAAGACTATATCCGAGGACTTAAAGACAAAGGGTTACGATTTAGGGTTTGGTGATGACGATGAGCCTACTGAGGAAGTATTTTTCGAGAGATTTGCGGAATTTGCGGATAATGCTGTTAAGGGCAGTATAGACGCATGGAAAGAGTCTTTACCTGGTGAGGCTAAGGATTACATAAGATTTGTATCTAACGGTGGCTCTCCTGATGAGTATTACAAGGCTGTAGGTGCGGGTAGTTGGAGGTCTTACGACATTAATAGTGACTCAGGTTCGGAGCAAATGGTCAGGTATTACTTAAAGGAGGTTGAGGGTTTGCCTGATGATGAGGTAGATGAGGAGGTCGAGGCACTAAAAGATATAGACAGGGTAGATAAGAAAGCAGAATTTTTTAAAGCCAGATTAGAGAAGGCATCAGATGCTCAAGTAAAAGCGAGGGCTGATGAACTTGAAAGATTAAATAAGCAGCGAGAACAAGCTGAGAGGGGTCGTATAGAAAGTTTAAAGAGTACGGCAAAAGAATTAAAGGAATATAAAGGTTATCCAATTGACACTAAGAAGGCATATGATGCCCTAACACGAAACACAGTCAAGGTTGGAGATACATATGTTCCGTCTTTTGCGGCTAAATTCCAAAAGATTTGGGTAGAGGAGCCTGATAAGTTATTGCTATTAGCACAATTAGTTGAGTCAGATTTTGATTTTTCATCAATTGAGCGTAAAGTAGAAACTAAGGTAACAAGAAAAACCAAAGATTTAATTAAGAAGGGGAAGGAGCAGCAGAAGAGTAGGGTATCACAGGTAAAGAATAAGCCTGTGTGGGAGGTTGGAAATTTCTAACTCCTTTTTTTAATTACGAAACACAATACACAAAACACAAATTATGAAGGTTAATTTTAGAAATGTCATCCGTAAGATGCCTTGGCATGCGAATATGACAGAGATGAACCACTTGGGGAGGGCTCTATTGGCCAAGCCCGCTGAGCTGGAGGGCACATTTAGGAAGATATTTGCTGCCTACGATTATAGTAATGCTCCTATGTTTCATATGCTATCCTCTGAGGGGAGAGAAATGAAAATAAATGGAACTGAATGGACATGGAAGCTTAGTGGTTCACACGAGCGTCCACTCGTTAGTTTGGGTAACATTAACACAGGGGAAAAATTTGGTATCCGAAATACATCATTTAAGATCAAATTAGATGAGAATTGGAGGCTACCTGGTGATGTTTTAACTCCTGGTGATGCTGGAAAAAAGTTTTCAGTTAGGGTGGTTAACAATCCAATAGAGCAAGGTAATGGCTGGGTTTATACTGTTGTTATGGCAGATGGCGACCCAGATAATCATTTACCTGCCAAATATTTGGCTGCTGGTACTGAGTGGACTAAAATGTTCTCTTCTTATGGAGAAGGTGCGACTGACAGTGGTTCTACTACTTATGCGCTTCCTTTCGAGTTGAGATCAAGATTAGGGCGATTTAGAAAGCAGTACAAAGTTACAGGTGATGCAGCTCAGGAAGTATTAGCAGTTCCAGTGCCTGATAAGGATGGTAATCTACACAAGATGTGGATTAAGTATGCTGAGGCAGTATATTGGAAGCAGTGGTATCAAGAGTTGGAAGCAGCTTTATGGTACAACAGGGACAATGGTTACAGAGTAAAGGACAGCACAGGCCGTCCAGTGATGCAGGGGCCAGGTTTGCAGCAACTGTTGGAAGATGGAAATCAAGAGACTTACAATGTACTTTCGGGTAAATTGATTCAAGAGTTCTTGACAGATATTTTCTTTGGTCGAGTAAGGCCTGACAGTGGTTATAGACGAATGGTTGCATATACTGGTGAGCAGGGAATGCTGGATTTCCACAATGCGGTACAAAGAGATTTATCCAAGAGTGGATTTATCCAAGTGGTAGATAACAAATTCGTAAAGGATGCGTCATCTCCATACAATAGCAATGCTTTACAGTACGGGTATCAGTTCACTAAGTACATAATGGCTAATGGTGTTGAGTTAGAGATGCGTCATTGTCCAATTTACGACATGGCTCAGTATAACAGAGATATTGATCCATTGACTGGTAGGCCAAAAGAGTCTAAGAGAATTACGTTCATGGATTTGAATACTGCTGACGGTACATCTAACTTACAGTTAGTTAAAAGAGAGAATGCGTTTAAGCACGTTTACGTTGCAGGTACGCAGACTCCATATGGTGTAGCTAACAATGCACTTGGTTCTCACTCAGGGGATTTCTATGAGGTTCACATTCAAGATGACTGTGGAGTTCATTTGCATGATGCCTCTGGGACGGGAGAGCTTATTTATAAATAATTAAAACGGGGCGGATATATGACTGGTATAGTTGAAATTAGACCAAAGACTGCAAGCTTGCAGCCTTGGCAGGGTGAGTCGGTTGAGAATAGTGTTATGCAGCCATTAAGGTTGAGGGCACAGTTAGGACCTGATTTACGCTACCGAGTAGCTTTAAGTGCAGATAGGTTGAAAGAGCTCTCTGAGCGAACAGGATATGATCTAAGCTTGAGTGGGGATCCCGATGATCCCCACCCATTTTGGGATGAGTCTAAGGTTGCGAGAGTGATATTAAAGAACAAGACCAATATTTTTGATTTAAGTAATCCAGCACACGAGATTCAGTTTGCGATAGCTAAATCACATGATTTTGTTGCGTTAGATTTGGAGGATGCAACTAACAGGCCTGAAACTAAGTTTGTAATCTACTCGCAAGAGGAGGCGGCAACTAAGAAGGCTGGTAAGGTTAAGTTGACTCAGGATGCTATGATAATGGTGAGTAAGCTGAATAAGCCTACTAAGATAAAACTGTTAATGATTTTAACAGGCACTTATCATAACAATTCTTCTAACGATGTTATAGATGTTGCTACACATGAACAGGCTGTGAGTAATCCTAAAGAGTTTTTGCGTTGGGCGGAGGCTACAAAGGAGGAGATAGCTATTCGGGTATTGCTGCTTAATTCAATTGAAGAGGGTTTTATTAGTAAATCTGGGGGTAGAATAATGTTTGGAGATGTTGAATTAGGGTTAACACTTGATGATGCTGTGGCAACATTAATGAAGCCTGATTCCATTGACATACAGGTAAGGTTAAAAGAAAAACTTGAAGCAGTAGGTAAGGTATGAATATAAAAGCGATGCACTATCAGGTTAAGGCGGGTTTAAATAAATTAGACTCGAATCAGAACAGGAATTTACAAATTCCAGAGATAGACGTTGCTTTAAATCAAGCTGAAGATATTTTCAAGTTGAGGCATACGCCTTATTACGATCCTTCGAGGGGTGTGGAATTTAATCAGCGATCTATTGAAAATTTGAGGACAATAGTTGTCAATCAAGACATTGGTCAGAACGTTGTGAATAATGTAGCACAATTACCAAGTGATTATGATTATTATTTATCATCATATGTTACGGTAGTAAAGGGAGATTGTGATAGGGTTATACCTGCGAGGGTATATCGTCACCAAGACGAGTTTAAGAATTTTGATAGTCCGTCCTTCGAGTGGGGGGAGTGCCCGATACGGTTTTTTGAAGGTGGTGTACACATTTACACAGATGGTTTTAACGCAATACGCATTAGACTCAACTACCTTCGGAAAACCGCATGGATGCACAACGCAGAAGATTGGGATCCGTCAGGTTATACATACAATGGTCAAGTGTACGAGGGTACGCAAGATTGTGAACTTCCCGAACGATGTCATCAAGAGATCGTAGATTTGGCGGTTTTGGTTATAACAGGTAATCTCACTCCCCCTTCTTTTGAGTCGAAGGCGGCTACAATTAGTTTAAATGATTAAAATTTTTTAAGATGAGCATAATGGTGAATCCAATAACATCAGTTCTATTTCCTAAAGGAGATCTTCTTGCAAAGGGAGACACTATTGAGGATTTAGGTGTAGGGGATGTTGGTATTTTTAATGCAGATACTAATCTGGCAATTGATGGTACTGACACAGGTGTTAGGAGTTTTTACATTGCTGTTGGTGTTGACACAACAGGAGATGGTTCAGTAGATTACATTGCGAAGAGTGCAGGAGAATCTATTGTCACTAGTGAAGTAATAAGTTATGAGGCACAATGCCACAAAGAATGCGAGCCGTATGTCGCTGAGATTACGGGAGTAGACGTAATATGTGATAGGGATTATGCAATTAAGTTAAGTATATCTGACCCTACAGGTTTTTCTAATTATGGGTATCAGCCTATATTAAAGACATTTGTAGTCAGGTCTGAGGACTGTGATGTATGCGTTGATTGTGCAGAAGGTGACTGTAAGGAGGTAATGATTCAATTGAAGAATAGAATTAATGAGGACCCTGAAGGTTTATTTAATGCTCAGTTGTATGCTGCTACTGATATTGCAAGGGCTACCCCTTTGGATGATGAGGCAGTGAAGGATCTTCCAGCTTGTCCAGTTTTCCAAATCACGGGTAACTGTGGTTCTATAAAAGACTTTTGTAATATACCTGAAAACTACACATTCCCAAGAGGAACTAAGGTAGATATTTCTTTCCCATTATGGGATAGACCAATTCCTACTGTTGAAGTAACACAGGAGTTGTCTTACGAGGAAGTGGCTGCTTTTGATGCTAAGTTTAATGAGTATCACGCACATGGGTACAATGGTTCTTACTACAGACAGACTGAATCAGGGGTTCAATTTGGACCTTCGTATCAAGCTGATTTGAGTAAGAAGTACATTACGGTTAATATTGGTAATGCGTTCAGAAGTAATTCCAATCCTTCTGTTTTGAGAAATGGTGGCACGACTACTCTTTATTGGGACTGTGAGGAACCTTTTCTTTCTGGTGATTTTCTTGAGGTATTAGATACAGTTTTATCTAACTTCCCAGCATTGGAGGCAAAAGTTCGTGCTTGTGATTGTCTACCGAGCGTAGGGTAATTAATTTTTTATAATAAAACAGGAAGGGAGGGGGAGTAGTATCTCCCTCCCTATTTTTTAGATATGAAATATATTTTTTTAGTTTTATTTTTTGTAAGCTGCGGTTATTCTGGGGATGTTAGTGATATTCCATTAGAGCCATTACAGGATTCTATAATCATTGACTCTTTAATTATTAGGGATTCGATATGACTTATTTAAGGGCAGTTTTTGATGAGGCCATAGAACCTATAACGTTGTTGGGGTTCTTCTCATTGGGGGTTTGGAAGTATGCTGATGAGTTTGCAAAATGGCTGGATTACTTTGATAGTCACCAAGTAGCATTAACGGGGTTTGTGTTATTTGTATTCTCAGTTATAAAGAAATACTATCAGTTAAGGTCTGAGAGGGCAAAGTATTTAAAATCTAAACGTGAGGCTGAAGGTAAAGAATAACGAGTTTCTTAGGAGGGATGGTGAGCTTTTAGTTCTCACCTCTTTTACGTTATTAGTAAAGACTGATAATTCAGGAACGAGTTTATCTAATCAGTTCACAATACCAACTACTGGGACAGGGTATAACTATGAGGTTAGGACGAGCGAGCAGCGGTTATCTGGTCAGACAGGTAATGTTACATTAGAGTGGGCAAATCCAGGCATTTATGAGGTTAATATAAAAGGGGAGTTTCCAAGGATTTATTTCAATGATGAGGGGGATAGGTTAAAGTTGCTTGAGGTTCAGAGTTGGGGTAATATTAAGTGGGGTTCGTTTTCTAATGCTTTTTATGGGTGTAGTAATTTCAATATCACTGCCCCAGATGTTCCTAATCTTACAGGAGTTTCCCTCATGCTACAGGCCTTCGCTA